GCATACTCGAGAAACTCGTTATAAGTAGTGTCTGGCATACCAAGAGATTCAATTAGATGGGAATATGCTGCTATGTGCAATGCTTCACGGGCGGCAAACCCACACAGCATCATTCTTACTTCTGGTTGAGGAAAATATGGTAAATAATTTTTTACATATCCGCCGGCAACATCAACGTCGCCTTGAGTAAAGAATCTAAAGATGTGTGTTAGAAATTTCTTTTCATCGCCTGTTAATTTGTTCTTCCAGTCTTTTACATCTTCAATCATTGGTACTTCTGTATGAAGCCAGTGCATTTGCTCGTGTTTTAACCATGCTTCATACGCGAAAGGATAGTTAAAAGGTTTAAATGCACTTCTTTCGTCTGTTAGTGTTAGTTTAGTTTTCTTGATCATTTTTGATAAACTCTAATAGTTCCTTTTCTTTTAGCGTTCCGACATTTCTTTTTATTTCTTCTCCAGTATCATCAAGCAAAATTAAAGTAGGTACGCTACGAACACCATAGATTCTTGCAGCGCCCATATCTTCATCAATATCAATAATTTCGATCGGTAGAGTTATTCGATCACCTAAATTTTTAATAATACTTGATTGCATTCTACATGGACCGCACCAGGAGGCCTCAAATTTAAGTAGTTTCATTATTCCCCTCCGCTATATTTTTAAGTTTTTCTTCTTCAATCATTCTAATAATATTTTTTGTTAAAGATATATCTCGTTCTAACCAATATACTTTATCTCGTAATTCTTCTAGTTTCTCTTTGTAGAACAAAAGTTCTTTTTCCTTTTGTTCCTTCATCTCATAGACATCTTTTAATAATATAATTTTACTCATATTTTAATTTGTTTTGTAGGTAGAATAACCAATAAACTCACTATCATTGACATGCTAAACATTCGTCTCCGTAGACCAACGCTTTCATATCCAATTCTTCAATGACTTGTCTTTCGATTTTTCTAGAGACTTTATCAGCTTTCGAAATCTTCTCGCTGCGGCAGTAGTAAAGCGTTTTGAGTCCTTGGCGCCACGCCATGAAATGTACCGCGTGAATATATTTGACGTTTGAATCTGGTCTGAAAAATAGATTGACACTTTGCGCTTGATCAATATAGGACTGGCGATCAGCGGCATGCTGTACAACCCATCTCTGGTCAATTTCCATTGATGTCTTAAATACGTCACGTTCCCATTCTGATAGGAACTCGAGATGTTGAACGCTGCCATCGTTTGCGATAATACTTGACCAGATTTCGTTATAGTCCAACTTAGAATCGGCATTGCACTTCTCCATAATAATTTTATCTAACCACTTATTCTTATTTAGAAAAGCACCCGAAAGAGTGTCTTGTCTATAAGCATTAGCACGATAAGGCTCAATGGAGGGGCTAGTATTGCCCATAATAATGGAACTTGAAGCATTGGGCGCAATAGCAAGCATGTGGCTAAAACGCTTACCTGTACCTGTAGCATCAGGAGCCTCGCCTCTTTCTTTTCCGAGTTCGATATTTGCACGGTCTAATCCTTCACGAATATGTTTAAACATTTGTTTATTTTTACTTACAGCCAACGCTGATTCAAACGGGACTTGTACTTTTTGAAGATACGCATGAAATCCTAAGGCTCCAACACCAATAGAGCGTTCACGGCTAGCAGAGTATACGGCTCGGGAAATGGAATCAGGTGCGTTATCAATAAAATATTGTAGAACATTATCAAGCATCTCAGCAACATCACGGAGGAACTGTTTATTATTTTTCCACTCATCGTAATACTCAAGATTAACCGAGCTTAGACAACAGACAGCAGTACGTTCTTTATCTGTTGGTAAAATAATTTCTGAGCACAAATTGCTTTGTCTGATTTTCAGACCAAGTTTCTTTTGAAACTCAGGCATAGCTTTATTGCTTGTATCAATATAGTGAATATAGGGTTCACCTGTTTGCATTCTTAGTTCAAGAATACGCTGCCACAGTTCTCTTGCAGAAATCTTTTCTCTTACCGATCCATTATGTGGGTCTTTTAGTTCCCATGTATCATCAGCTTTTGAATCTATCATACATCTTTCAATGATATGCATGAAATCATCAGTAATATTAACACCGTGGTGTAAATTCAATGCTCGCATGTTGGGATCACCTGTGGGTTTACGCATGTCCAAAAACATTAAAATATCTGGATGAGAAATATCAAGGTATGCAGCATAGGAACCACGACGAGTCCTACCTTGTCTATAAGCGAGAGATGATGCGTCATATGTGCGAAGATGTGGCATGACTCCAACACTTTTATCATCCGCTGAACGAATACCAATTCCAAGACCTACTCCTCCACCAAGCATTGACAACCAATTGACTTCTGATAATGTGTCGACCAAACCTTCAGCACTGTCGCTAAGAAACGGCAAAAAGCATGAAATTGGCAGTCCACGTTTACTTCTACCGAACGATAGTATAGGAGTACTATAACTAAGCCAATGCTTGCTGCTATACTCATAAAGACGCTGAGCATGTCCTGGATTAGATCCGAAAGCATTTGAAACATATGCAAATCTTTCTTGTGGACTTCGTTCATCATCTTTCATGTAACTTTCTTTTAATCTTTTGATGCCTAGCTCATCAAACAGTTTGTCCCGAGAATAGTCTACCCTTATACCATGTACAGTATCTACCATTTACTTCTACCTTATTTTTATTTTAGATCAAAAACCTAGCCAATTCCTAGGTCTATCAATTTTCATTGTTTCATTTTTACATTTTTCAGCAGTGACTACAGCACCAACCTTAGCACCAGAATCTCCACCTTTTGCTATTTCTGTTATAGCATTCCAACATGCTGTTTGAGATACAGTATTGTCTTTAGAAATTGATTTTGCTGCTTCATAGTACAATTGTTCTTTACTTGGGGGCAACATATTAGCACACCCCGATAATAACAAACTGGTGAATAATGACCCTAAAAGAAAGTATTTCATTTTTTGCCGCCTGATTCGTAGATTCTTTTCTGTGTAGTATACCAATCGATCCAACCATCATTCTTATCGGAACATTTGTAATGTAGTAAATAATTATCAACTATCAACTTTTGAAACTCTATTAGATCGACTGATCCGTCTTGATTCTTTTTATCGAAACGCTTTAAATCTTCGCACGGTTTCATGGCTTCTTCTCCGCTTGGATCAGGCCACTTAGGTTTTAGATTAAAATAGGACATACAACTGGATAGACCAAGAGATACTAATAGAATTAACAACAATCTCATTTCTTTTCCTCCTTATTAGTTTCTGCTGGTCTTCTTGGAGGTCTTAACTTCTTTTCTATCTCATCTATATTAAATGCAGGAACATTAGGGCACTGTTTATATTGTGCCAATAGATCTGCTATTTTCTTATCATTTGCTGCCTTTTGCTCAGCATTCATTTGCTCATACTTGGACTTCTCTTCAGCGGTCATATTTTGGATTACAGTTTCTTTTATTGTTTGAACTGTAGCTGTACCGCTCTTCAAAGCATTTGATAAAGCATTTGCTTGGGTCTTATTGATATTACGTTGTTCTTCAACTTGATTCAATGCTGCATTTAATTTAGTGTTGAGTTCTTCATTTGCCTTTTTTGCTTCTGCTTCTATTCTTTCTTTTTCTTTCTTGGCTTCTTCCAATGCTGCTTGCCATTTAGCTTCATTGCTAGCTGCTCCGAGAAACCAAATAGATATAACTGTAGCTACAATACCGCCTAATTGAATACCAAATCGATAAGAATTAATGACGGGCAGTTTACCTAAAAACCAAGCAGCTGCCATACATAGTACACCTAATCCTAGTATTGCATACCAAAACCAATCAGGTAACCAACTAAACAATGATGTGATTTGCCACATTTATACTCCCAGTGCTTTTTGTATATTTGGCGGAGAATAAGTCTCCGGTTTTAACACTTTACCATCATCTCGTTTAATAAGTTGTCCATCGACAGTTTTGCTATGATTAGACCTTGCTACTTCATCCCATACTGTTTGAGGATCAATACCTAAACTATACATCAATCCCTCTACTACCCAAATAATATCAGCGCAAGCATCTGCCACTTCCACGATATCTTTCTTCAAATATGCAACACCCAGTTCATCGAATTCTTCTGCTACTAGATTAAAGTATAGATTAGACTGTTCTTCTCTAATAGGATAAAATCCTGGATTTTTCGTTTCTGTGTTTTGTCCGCCGGCACGCATAAAGGTCAATACATCAAGCTTAGTGTTCATTAGTTACATCCTTAATTAGGGGGAAAATTTTTGCTATTACCTGAGCACATGCCAATGCTATGTCAGAATTTATATTATCGAGATCCGAAAGATTTCCTATAACGAATACGTTTATTTATTGTGACTGCCTCCAAGTAGATTCGCATTATATTCTTTTACCACGCGTCCTATTCCTTCACGGAGTGGTATCTTTGATCTCCATTGTACGTCATTTAGATATTGAATGTCAAGAAGTTTACGCACCATACCCGACGGCTTTGACTTGTCGCATAGTATATCGCCATTCCAGCCGACTATTTCACGAATAAGAAAAGCTAAATTCATAATAGATATCTCTTTTCCTGATCCGATATTAATATAGTCGGGTGGGATTTTCTTGGATTCGAAGAGTGTATTGACTACATGAGTAATGGCCGAAGCACAGTCGTCTACATGTAAAAATTCACGAAAAGTCGCGCCTGATCCCCATATAGTTATAGTCTTCTGATTAAGTCTTTGAGCATCGCATATTTTTTTAATTAAAGAAGCTAAGACATGTCCGTCAATTGAAAAATCATCATTCGGTCCATATAGATTGCACGGAATCATTGTTAGATAATTTAATTGTCGCCCGACTCTCGCATATTTGGTTAGTTCCATTCCGACCAGTTTGGCTAACGCATACCCGCGATTAGTCGTTTCCGGATACCCATCAAAAATCGTATTCTCCTTCATAGGCTGGGCACAAGCAGCTGGGTATACGCACGATGATGATATATAAAACAAATTAGGAACAGATAATGTAGCGGCGGCATTTATCACATTGCTCGCCATTGCCACATTTTTAAATAGATACTCATATTGATTATTTATATTTGATAGAATACCACCAACAAGCCCAGCCGTGTGATATATTGTAGTTGGCCTAATTTGCTTGATGTAATCATACGTACTCCAAGAGTCTGTTAGATCGCAGGCCGCTCGATTATGAGTAATGACTTCTTCTTTTTGATTCGCGAGACTTCTCACTAACGCAGAGCCCAGCATACCTTGACCGCCAAGAACGAGAATTGTCATGTTAATTGCTCAATCATTTTACGAACATATATGATGTTTCTTGTTAAATCCCGGTGATCATTACCGAAGAAAAATCCATTACGATCTATATACTCCGCATTTGTTAAATTACCCGAAATACGACTATTAATGCGCCCACTTTTTACAACGGGCTGCTCAACAAAGTTTCCTGTCACGATTGGGCGTGTCTCTATACCATTTTTTCGTAGAATCGAAATTACTTCAGGGCGACGGCCTTCTAGTGAGTCCTTGAGTACAACGCCGAATCCAAACCAACTTGACTTTTGTGTGCTACTTTCTTGTTGAATGATAAAATTCTTGCCGAATTCTTTAGTGAAAATTTCAGCATTTGCGCGGCGACTCTTTATGAAGCTATCCATCTTCTTAAGCTGCACTTGCCCGATGGCGCCACTCATTTCAAGAGGCCTCACACAATATCCCGGAAGCACAAATTTAAAACTATCCTCGAATGGATCACCCGTCTTGGTATAGAGTTCATCAGTCTTAAGATCGCGTACCCATCCGTGTGCGCGTAATGATCGCATGTAATCAGCTAAAGACGAATCGTCCGTGACTATCATACCACCTTCCATTGTCTGTAGATGATGACTAAAGAAAAAAGAGAACGTGCCCAGAACGCCAAATGTTCCTGCGTGTTTAGTTAAACAGTTAGTTTCGTATAGAGCCCCGTAGCTTTCACAATTATCTTCAATTAGATGGATATTATGATTCTTGCATATTTCTCTTAGTGAAATAAGGTCGCAGGGTAACCCAAGAAGATTTACGGCCAATATTCCGCGAGTCTTTGGGTTAATAGCTTTCTTGATTTCTTCTATGGAAATATTGAATGTGTTCAATTCAACATCGACAAATACAGGAATTAATCCAAGCTGGGTTAATGGAAAATACGTGGTACTCCAACTTATGGCAGGAACGATGATCTCATCGCCAGGATTAATATTGTATTTTTTATTTAGAACCATTGCGCTTAGCCCAATAAGATTAGCTGAGCTACCGCTATTAACCATGACCGCATGGTTCATATTCATTTTAGCAGCGAAGCGCCGTTCGAACTCAGCGACTTCGGACCCCATGGTATATCGGCCATTCCACATGACCTTAAGAATGGCTAGCTTCTCTTCCCAGTTCCAGCTATCACTTGCTAGAGGATATTTTATTGATGTCATATATCACCATTTCACGAATAAGAGTTTCAAAAGATATTTCTGGTTGCCAGTTTAATTTGTGCCCGGATTTTAATGGTGGGCCGCATAAGTTATGCACTTCATTTGGGCGAATATATCGAGGATCAATTCTCACGCGAACAGCCCCATGCTGATCGGTGCCCATTTCATCAAGACCTTCGCCGCTCCATGTAATATGCATATTGATGCTGGCGAAAGCAACTTCGACTAGGCTTCTAATACTGTGAGTCTCTCCAGTGGCAATAATATAATCATCTGGCTTATCTTGTTGTAGCATCATCCACATGGCTCGAACATAATCTTTTGCGTGACCCCAATCCCTAAGCGCGTTAAGATTTCCAAGCGTGACGAATTCTTGCTTTCTGTGCCATATGTTGGCCACGGCCTTGGACACCTTGCGCGTCACAAAAGTTTCACCTCGTCTTGGGCTTTCGTGATTAAATAGAATTCCCGTAGCGGCAAACATATTAAAGGATGCCCGATAATTTTTGCATATCCAGTGAGCGTATAGCTTGGCAGTACCATATGGGCTACAGGGCTGAAATGGTGTGATCTCTAGTTGAGGTGGAGGGGCACTTCCAAACATTTCAGAGCTACTGGCCTGATAGATCCGCGTATTTAGGCCCAGAATACGAACAGCTTCAAGAATTTTCAATATACCCAATGCGTTTGTCTGTGTTGTATAATCTGGATTTGCAAAGCTAACCATAACATGCGACTGAGCCGCGAGATTGTATATTTCGGTTGGGCGAATCATTGCAATAAGATTTAATAAACTTGAGCCGTCTGTCATATCCCCATAGTGTAAAGTTATTCGATCAAAAATATGATCTATACGCTTCGTATTAAATGATGAAGATCGGCGTATCAAGCCATGGACTTCATATCCTTTATCCAGCAATAGCTCGGCCAGGTACGAACCATCTTGCCCTGTGATTCCTGTTATAAATGCTTTCATTTAAATTCTCTATTCATTATAAATGTATATGTCGCTAAGGTATTATTTAGAAATCGTGATGCTTCTCAATAATAAACCCCTTGCTTGTTCCTTTACTAACTTGTCAATACATCAAGCTTAGTGTTCATTAGTTACATCCTTAATTAATGGGAAAATTTTTGCTATTACTTGAGCACATGCCAATGCTATATCAGAATGCTCGAGCTGAGTGCCATTTGAACTTCTCAATTCAATATAATGTATCCATGACCTTAATGTGCCATTAATATACAATCTGCTTACAGTGAGACCTTCAGGTAGAACAGCCCTTGCTTGTTCCTTTGCTATACCCTGCATAACGGCTGTAGTATATATTTCCTTTACTAACTTAAGTAATTCATGTTGCTTGTCTGCGAACCATCGGGTAAGTTCTCTATGATCTTCTCTACGAAAATCAAGTTCAATAGAATTCTGTCTATTGACGGGGTCCTGTAGCCTTGCCTCTCTAATAACAAAGCTGAGGTCTTCAGTAGGATCAGCATATCTTTGGCTGAACTCTTGGAAACTAAAACTTCTGTGTCTGAGGATTTGTCTTGCGATATCGCGTGTAGTTTCGATTTTGAGACAGACATTGACCATTTCGAAGGGCGACCAATGTTTGTTCTTAATAAGGTATCTGAGTAATCGGTCCGAGGTTTCAGTATTGGATTGATTACTTGGGTTCGAGACTCGGGCGCAATAGGCAACGAGATCTTGTACGTCGGGTATAATGTGTCCATCATATTCTTCCAACATTTCCTTGGATGCTTGAGAATAACTAATTAGTTTTACTTTCATACTCTTTTCCATGCTGTAAATTTAAGTTTAGCTTCCAATCCGGTATATGTATTATCCTTCAGAATTTTATTTATATTTTTTCCGGCTAAGAACATGTCATTTATATCTTTTTCTATAACATTGTGTGGCCATATTACTACCTTATGTCCAGTTTCAATTACTTTGTCTATTAATTTTACTACTTCTCTGTTTCTAGGTTGATTGTCAAATACAACTACAAGCTTACTTTTTTCTATTCCCAACGAGTCAAGCTTATTAAATGTAGTGCCACCAACAGCAATCGAATTATCTATAAACAAACTATCAATTGGGCCTTCTACAGCATAGACAGTCTTGTTATGGTCAACTTTATCTAATCCAAAGACAAAGGGATAATCTTCGTTTACTTTTATTGTGATATATCGTAGTGTTTCGTTACGCAATCCTCTACAAGTCACACCTATAAGTTTACCATCGTTGTCCAGAAAAGGAATTACCAATCTAGGTTCAGATGTTAGTAATTTGTCTTTGTACTTATCAGATAATTGTTCGATCTTTCTAATGTCATCAATGTAGTAAAGACGATTGAACATTTTACTCGGAATACCTCTTTTGAGGCAAAATTGAATAGCTTCATTATCCTCAGGTAAGGAGTCAAGTCTATCCAACAATTTATCTAATAGTTTCTCTTCTTTTGGTTTAAAAACAGGTTCCGCCATCTTAAAGACATTTTCTGCCTTTTGATGTGGTTTATTTGCTGGTAATCCCTCAGTATATCGCTCTAAAACATACTGATCATATAGTAATTTATCTTGGGATTTTAGAAATGATCCAAAGGACATTCCAACACCACAGTTATGACACTTGTATAACAAATCATTTTTTACTACATAAAAATAACCTCGGGCTCTATTTCGTTTTTTACTAGAATCACCACAGATGATACAACGACAATTGTATAGCCGTTCGCTTTTTTGCTTGAAAAACGGCAATCTGTTACTAATTAATTTGAGATACTTCAGATCAACATACAAACTCATAAAAAATCCTCCAGACTTTATTATATAATCTGAAGGATGTTAGGTCAATTAACTAAAGAATCTTTTTATATCAATATTGCCAACAAGATAACCTAATACTATGGCTGCGCCAACAATCATATAGCGCCATTTTTCAAGTGTATCTACTCTAGTTGATAATCTCTCCATACTTTGATACACTTCATTATGTGCAGCTGTTTCTGTTTTTGTGAGATTATCAAATTTGTTATCTAACTTATCCATGATCTCACGATTGCCAGTAGTGATTCGTGAGTGCAGGTCCCTAACGTCGCTTTTTAATTCAGCCACATCTTCTTTAATCGCATCTACTTGCGCTTCCAATTTAGATACCCTTATAACCGCCTCATCCATTTTTCTTTGGACGACCAGCTTTTACTTTGTTAGCAACAGACTTTGCTCTATTAGATGCTTTTTTGACTGTATCTTTTACGACAACTTCTGCCTGTTTAATTTCTTCTTTCACTTCAGCAACAGTTTCTTTAACTTCTTCTTTTGCCTTTTCAACCATTACTTTAGCATCTGCAGAATCAACTTTACCATCTTTATTTACATCAAGTTTTTGTTCTGCACCTACAAATAATTTTCTTAACCAATCAAACATCTTTTCTCCTTAGTAGTAATGGTGGTGCGTTCTTTGCATTTTTAGATTTATACTTCTTCATTTGTGCAGGTGTCAGCCCAGGTTCCCCTTCAGCACCGACTCCTATACCCGCAATCGCTCCCCGACCTACAGCATTGCCTGCCAATTCTTCTGAATATTGCTTGAATGTTTTCATATACTGTCCTTTTGTATATCTATTCACCAAGTCGATTTCTTCAGTTAAATCGGTACGCATTCTTTTTACATATTGGAATTCTAAATCAAGAGGTTCATTGTTCTTTTCATAGTGCTCTTTTATAAGAGACAGAGCAGCAGCAAAAGACAATAACTTTTTATTATCAATAGGTACTTTTTCAATGATTCGTTTTAGTCTAAAAACTAATCTATGTAATAATGTATATGCATCGCGTTCCTGAACAGTATTTAACTGTCCCATCTTTTTTAATTCTCTACCTTTTTCATCTATAATGCCCAGTTTAAAAGCATCAGTGTCCTCAAAAGGAGTCACCAATAACTTTAAAACTCTATATGCTATAATTGAATCAATTGCTCTTGACATTAGATGGTTCTTAGTGTAGTAATTATTTCTTCGTCTAACGGTATGTCTGCTTCTTTTATTTCTATACCTTTAGATACTATAACTTCTAAGGGCATAAAATTTAAAAAAACTAGAAATGTTTTTAACTGTGACCAAAATTTTTTTTCTATTTTATAAAATAGCATTTTGGTAGCAGCTTCTGGTCCGAAAAGATTGTAGATAACGATAATGTGATTCAATATCAATCTTTCCTTAAGTCCTTTACCTGCACAATGTTTTCTAAATAATCTTTTTAGATATTTGAATCTTTTTAGATCATCATAAAATTCATCAATACCTTTGCAGTGAGGATTGTCATAATGCTTAATGGCATACATGACAAAATTATCTTCATTCAATTCAAATTTCATTAGTATACTACGTTAGCAGTTCCCCCAATGACATACCATTTGCTATTATTATATAGCATTAGTGCAGTGTCACCGACATTATTTAATACCACATTAGCATTGCCTGCGATATTACCATAGATAGTATAAATTCCTGTTCCAGAAATATAGTTAACTATCTTAATTTGATTAGCAGATCCTGTAGGTAAACTGCAAATTCCTCCGCTACCATCACCTGTTAAATTAGTAATAGGAGAAGTGGTATTAATTACACCAGCAGCCAACATAGATTGTTGCCCTGATAATGTAATGTTACCTGATAACGTAGGATTAGCAGCACTGGCAAAAAGATTTGCTACTGTAATCTTTTTGCTAGTGCTTGATTGTACAATGTAGAGTAAATCACTGCTGCCTGCGGAAGAGGCAGCAGTTAACTCCGATACTTTAGAGTCAGCCATATTATGCTATCTGTGCTTCTAAACCAGGAATGGTTTGTAGAACTTCAATAATCTTGAATACAGCGTGATTATTGGTAATTAATACGTTAGCGTTTAGACCAATTGTAGTATTATTAGTTACACTGGCAACTGTAGCTGTTTGTGCATTAACGTTGGTACCAACAATAGTTATATGATCACCCGCTTTAAGATCTAATGCCCAGCGTGTGCCATACCCTGTTATAGTAGTGTTGGAAGCTGCAGCTGTTGTATTTGCATTACCTCTTAGATATTGAGCAGATGCCCAACCACCTCTATGAGGAACAACAAAATACTTTGCTCTTACTAATGTCTGAGCAGTTTCTGTAGCAGCCATAGCATAGTTAACATTCAAATTAGCTGCATCGGTGATTACTGTTACGACGCGCGCATTTGTGTAGTTACCTGTTGCTAATGGACGAATTAGAATAGTATCGTTTACTTCTAATTCACTTCTACGAGTACTTGTTACAGCAAATTGTGTACCAGTAAGATTATATCCTGATACCACTACAGATGAGGAAGATACATTTACAGTACCTTCTATAGGTAGTGGGTAGAACTGAACTGTTCTACCTTCAATTGTTGCATTAGCACTAGCTGCCCATTTAGGAGCAACTGTGGTTAAATAACTTGATGGCATTTTGCCTCCTTCTTATTATTTTGTTCTAGAAGCAGCAATGCGCTTCATTGTTCTGCGCTCGGTCGCAGTGGTTCCTTTACCCTCACCTGATTTAATTCTACGAGAAACTCTAGTCACGCCAGGTTTGGTTCTATCTACATCTAGGTTAAGCTCAGGACTATATTGTTTGTCGCCCATTCGAGTTGCTTTATAGCCTGCTTCTAGAATGCCTTTCTTAATTAAAAGAGCCTCAGCAATCACTTCAATATTATCATTTTCATATGCTTCATTAGCAATCTTAACGATTTCTGCTTGGATTTCTGAATCGTCAGAATTTACAATGGTTTTAATAGCATCAATATAATCTTGATATGTCACTGTAGAAGGCATACTAACTTCTATAGTATTTTCAATAACGAATTCCATTGTAATATTTTCACTTTGTTCGATATCTTCTTCCTTCAAAGCACCTCTTGCTTTTGCGGATTTAAGCATAGCAACTCGATCGCGGTATCCAGCAATCCCTGGTTTAATATCCTTAGCAGCCTTTTTCTCACCTGGTGTTGGATTGGCTATGTGCTTCATAGTAGTCTTAGCCTGACGTGATTGATATGCCTTGTCTTTACGACCAGCATCTAAGTCGCTCATTGCTCCCTCTTTCATGCTCTTTGCACGGAGTTTAGCTAGAACAGCACCGGCAACTTTCTTGCCTCGCTCTTCTGAACCATAACGCTTTGCAGCAGATGCAGCAATTTTGCCGAACATCTTACCAGGCTTACCAATATCTTTACCAGCACGAGCTTTCTTAGCAGAATAATCCATTTTTGCTTCTTCTAAAGATTCCGCCAGATCTTGCTCAGTCATTTCTGCAATAATTTCATCTACTTCTTTAGTAAAATCTTCTTGTACTGTCTCTTCGCTAAGCATAGAAGGTGTGGCTTCTTGTACGGGCGCAGACACCTTCTTAATGGCTTCGAAAAGATCATTTGTGATTCTTTGCATTTGTTTTCCTTTGATTCTAATTTATATATTTATTTGATTAGGTGCCTAAGCCTGCGGAAACTGTGCCTCTGGACCAGCTTCTGCATGACCAATAACGAGCTTTATGTTTCGGTCCCGGGTTATCACAGTTGTGTCTTGCCCTAAAATTACGACGTCTATCTGGGTTACCTGTCTTAATAGTTAATCCAGTGGTATCACCGAAATTCACCTTAACTACATTGCCTTTTTCATTCTTAGTATAAACAGCAAACTTACCTTTGCCGTCAGATGTTCTAAAAGGTTTATTCAGTTGAACTTTTCTACCACCCTTTTCTGCTTCTTGGAGCTCTAAGCCTTCCGCCACACCTTGCTTTTGTTTCTTTATCCAAGCCGCAGCCTCTTCTCTGCTCTTGAAAGGACCTGATACTGCCACTGCTTGTCCATCTTTGAATACACGCCATGTTCCATCTTTGGTCTCACGACCAGTATAGCCTTCCGCCACACCTTCGGCGTCTTCTTTCATACTAAAAGACTTGGGTGCTTTTGTTGATGTGGCAATTCTATAATGTGCTCGTTCACCCTGATCCATGCCTCGATGTTCGTCTTTAGCAGATTCTAAATCTTTATGTGTGCTTAGTACTTTATTGGTTGCTTTATGTACTAGTGAGTAATATGTTACGGGTTTAGCCATCTCCTTATCACTGACTGGATAATCTCTTAAATGACGTGTTGTAGCGTTGGGTTTCTTGGATGCTTCGTCGATCTCGGTTTCTTCTTTTTTAATACTCGCCATACCTTGTTTAGCTAAGTGTTTTGCTGAAGAAAAACCTTGTCCATATTTTCCTGCTAATGCACTTGGATTTTTCTTAGGAGGATCTGGATCAAATGGTCTATTAGGATCTAAGTGCATAGGTAACTTTTTACCAGGATTTTTAAGCATATAGGAAAGT